TCAAGTTTTTTTTTTCGTCATTTTATTCTTAACAATGTTTCACTAATCAAGTGTTATTCTTTTAACTTTAAATCCGACTCTTTAACTTTCTGTTAAGAGACTTGCGAACCTAAAAAGAAATTCAAGTTATTGTCTCGAATGAATAGATACTTGCATAGGTAGATTCAGAAAACAAGCTTTTTTTTAAATTTTGTACATCTTTTTTTCAATCTTGATGAAAAACTCAATAAAATCAACAACTTACACTGGTCCAGGAGCTATGGATAATGTATTATTATATAAAAAACATAATAAAAACAGTGAGTTAGTAGTTAGAGTTGCAAAAAAGCTACAATAATATAAAAATCTATGATAAATATATCACAGTAGGGCATGCGCCACCGGGGGCAGCGTAGATAGTATATATGTACTCTGCCAGAGAGGGGAATATTAGGCTGTTAACCACTGTATACAGCGGCAGCATTCTGTAGCAGCAGCAATTATTCTGCCTAAATATTAGGCATTTACCTAGTTTTTACACAAAGTCCTGTTAATTATTACTCCAGAGGAGGGGGAGGACTGGGGGTGCAACGAAAGTATTGCCTAAAGTTTAAACATTTTGTGTTGACTGTGGTTAAACTTTGTGCTACTATTAGCGAATCAGTAGCCTGATGGATAATGTTAAGCATTTATGTCACAATCTGTATTTATTTCCCTACGAAGTGAAGATTTCTATTGACATACATTATGTATACATTATAATATACTTAAAGTATCTTAAAGTTAACCTTAATCTCCTACTCCTTTAGTTAATTATTAATGTTACTTTAAGAATACTTTAAGTATACTAGTAACAGAAAAATTAAATTAGAGGGGAAGGTGTATTTTCTGTCGTTTGTTCTTGACAAGAACCACGGAGAAAGTATAACTAGGGTCATGCCAAAGACAAAAACGTATGTTAGCGATAATGTCTTGCACGAATTTTATAAAGCTTTAGCTGACGGTGATGAATCAAGACTACGAAGGTGTCACATCCCAAGGTCAGATGTCTTCTACGTCCGTGAAAAGATATTTCAAGATACTGGAGTACGCTACACACTAGACCACGTAGAGAGGGCAATGTATTTGGAGGGGATGCTTGAAGCAAAAGATGTTTATCAGCCACACGTAAAGAGAAAAAACTATGGCACATGAAAATAGAAGAGCAGCACTCCTCAAGAAGCATAACCTAAAAGGGGTAAACAAACCCAAGAGAACTCCAGACCATAAAACAAAGTCTCACATGGTTCTGGCACAACAGGGTCACGAGCTAAAGCTAATACGTTTTGGACAGCAGGGAGTAAAGGGAGCAGGTAAAAGCCCTAAGAGTGCTAAAGATAAAGCACGAAAGAAATCATATTATGCACGACATGATGCACAAGATTCAAAGCCAAGTAAAATGTCAGCACGATACTGGTCACACAAAGTAAAATGGTAGGAGAACAACATGGCTGAGAAAAAAATTAAAGATGTAAAAGGAAAAGGAGGAGAGAAGGAATCTTTTGTGGATAAACTAGAAAAACTCCCATCTAAATTATTAAATTTTATTTTAGAACCAATGAGAGAGTCTAGAAGAAAAATGATGGAGGAAGCAGGAGACCCCTATACTGATGAGCAGTTAAAGGAAATGAAGGCTATAGATAAAGAACTCTACAATGATTACTTGAGAGACCCAATAGACTTTAGAATAAGAGCCAAGAGGAGTGGTGTTCAAAAAGGGGGACTAATGAAAAAGAAGAAGAAGATGAACGTAGGTGGGCTAACACAGTCTGCTATGCAGAATGGTTTAAGCAGAAAAGTAAACCCCACTACTGGACTAACTATGAACAAGGGCGGCATGACGGACTACCGTAAGAAGGGAATGTTCTACGGTGGGGGAATGGCGAGAAGAGGTAGGTAGTGGCAAATGTCCTCAGCACCTCTCGGCTGAAGAATGTAAAGACGGACTTAACGACTACAAATGCTACCACCGTCTACACCTGTCCTGCCCTCACAGTCTCTGTGGTACAGTCTATGCTTGTATCAGAGGACAGTGCTAATGCTGATACAATAACGGTTACAATTACAAACGGTAGTGATGTATTCAGCGTGTATAAGGATAAGGCTGTAGGGTCTAAAGGAACGGTAGAGTTATTCACTAGAGACTTGATACTAACGTCTGGTGACATCATTAAGGTAACAGCAGGTACGGCAAACAGGTTGCATGTTATTACGTCTATAATAGAAATACCAAAGACAACTGCAGCTTAGTACTTGATTTTGTTTTTAAGGTGTGTTATAATTAGCACATGGCATATTTACAAAGCAACATACCTTATTTTAAAACTTGGGTGAGAAGAGAATACACCTGTAACTTTCAACGATATCATGGTGAGTTTTTACACGCAATGGTAATAGCCGTAACGAGTTTACCGAATAGGTCACTCAGTTTTCAAGTTATATTCACTGGCTGTGAAGTGGATGACACAGACGAAGAGAACGTACACGGTGGAGCAATGTGGGCGAGAATGCCCATCACAGCATTGGTTGGTGACACACCATATGACGAATGGCCGCAAGAGTTACCACCATACGTAGCACAGCCTTGGGATTGTATGTCGCATGACCACTCGGTCTACGTTTTGAATAGGGCGACTCCTGCTCCTTGGATAGCCAAGATAGAAGGAGAGTTCTACCCTGCGAAATACTATTTTACTGTAGACTATACAAACAGTGAGATAGCAGATGACCCGGCTCAACATAAACAAAGTCATGTGTTAGAGTTGATGGAAGCAGGAGAGTACACTGGTAACATAGTAGCGTTACCAAACAATCGAGTACGAGTAACCCACCCTGCATGGTTTGAGACAGGGGAAGGACCACCTGACTTTATGCCGAACCAAAGGGTCTTTCATTCAAAACAAGAGACTGAGTATGTATGGGATACTCAACGAGTCTTTAATAACTTATATGCTAAAGAGGGGAAATAACTATGGCAATGCAAAAAGATAAGATGAAGAAAAAAGGTATGGCTCGTGGTGGAGCTACAATGAAGAAAAAAGGAATGGCTAAGGGTGGAGTCAAAATGCCTATGGTCAAAAAAGGTGGGAAGATGATTCCTGCATTTGCTGCAGACGGTAAAGGCAAAATGAACAAGGGGGGTATGACCAAAAAGAAAAAGGGCATGGCTAAGGGTGGTGCTACTATGAAGAAGAAGGGTTATGCAGCAGGGGGTATGACTGTTGGACAACTTAGAGCTGCTGCTAAATCTAAAGGCTACAAGATAATGAAAGGCTAGTCATATGGCTAAGTCAACCGTTAACAAGGCAGGTAACTATACCAAACCCACCATGAGGAAGAATTTGTTTAGCCGAATTAAATCAGGTTCTTCTGGTGGGAAGCCCGGACAGTGGAGTGCTAGGAAAGCTCAGATGTTAGCCAAGCAGTACAAAGCTAAGGGTGGTGGTTATAAATAAAGACCCTAAAGTTGGCACAGGCAAGAAGCCTAAAAATACAGGCAGAAGGCTCTACACGGACGAGAATCCTAAAGACACGGTGAGTATTAAGTATGCAACCATCCAAAATGCGAAAGATACTATTGCTAAAGTTAAGAGAATTAGCAAACCCTACGCAAGAAAAATACAAATCCTCACCGTTCTTGAGCAACGTGCGGCCGTTCAAGGGAAAACTACACAGTCCAGACTCGCCAAGCAAGCAAAAGTTTCGTTAAAGAGAAAACATAATGCCACTAAAGAAAAGTCAAAAGTCACTTAAATCATGGTCAAAGCAAAAATGGAGAACCAAGAGTGGTAAACCCAGTAGCAAAACTGGAGAACGCTATCTTCCAACAGCTGCAATCAAGGCTCTATCACCCCAAGAGTACGCAGCAACAACTAAAGCTAAAAGAAAAGGCACAAAGGCAGGAAAGCAATTCGTTAAGCAACCTAAAAGCATCGCTAAGAAAACAAGAAGTTATAGAAAGATTACATAACATAGGATACTTTGAAGATGCTGTATGAGCCTACCTGTGACGTTTGTGGACATCACATTGAGGATGATAAATGTGAGTACTGCGAGAAGACTGGAGAAAACGGTAATTGGGTAAAGGAAGTTATAAAGGATAAAGATGACTCCAGAGACACTTGATAGATGGCGAATACTTCCAAGACTTATGATGCTTGTTATGACAGGAGTTTATATTCGTTGTATAGAATGGGCTTTGAGTCAGCCAGAGTTGACCACACAACAGGCAGGACTAATATCCGTGATTACAGGAGCAATGACAGGGAGCTTTGCAATCTGGATGGGAGCAGAAAAATCAGAAACAAAAGGAATGGGGAGGGAAGAACGATGAGAAAATATTTAAAAAGATTATGGTGTGCATTGTGGAATAAGAAGTGCCACGATGATTGTGACTGCGTATAATGCTAGGTACACTATTAAGTTCTGTATCTAGTTTAGCATCTTCTTACCTAGATGGTAAGGTTGCTGTTCAGAAAGCTGAAGCAACCATTCGTATGAAAGAAGCCACAGGTGAGATAGATTGGGACTTAGCTGCTATGAGGGCATCCCAAAGCTCGTGGAAAGACGAATGGCTAACTCTACTTTTTAGTATTCCTCTGGTACTGAGCTTCTGTGGTGAATGGGGGAGGGGTATAGTAGCAGACGGATTTACGGCTTTGGCAGGTATGCCACAGTGGTATCAGATAGCCTTAGGAGCTATCGTATCGGCAAGTTTTGCCACACGGTCTGCAGGTAAATTTTTTAATGGGATGAAAAAGAAATGACATTTAAACTATCAAGTAGAAGTCTAGGCAAACTAGAGGGTGTTAATCCTGTACTAGTGGACACAGTAAAACGTGCCATTGAACTGAGCAAGGTGGACTTTGGCGTGATTTATGGGGTTCGTTCCCTAGAAGAGCAGGAGAAGCTGTACAATGCAGGACGCTCACAAACAATGAAGTCTCGCCACCTTATCCAAGAAGATGGAACATCACATGCTGTAGACTTAATGGCATATGATGGTAGTAACCCAAGTTGGGACATCGTGATGTACGATGACATAGCTGATGCAATGAAAGCTGCTGCGAAAGAAACTGGAGCTACAATCCGTTGGGGAGCAGCATGGAATATAGACAGCATAACGGATTGGGAAAGACCAATGGAGGATGCCATGAATAATTATATAGACGTAAGAAGGAGTCAAGGTAGAAGACCATTTATTGATGGTCCTCATTTTGAGTTAAACTAATGGCACTTACAGAAAAACAACAAAAGTTCTTGGATGTCCTCTTTGAGGAAGCACGAGGTAATCCTCTTCAGGCTAAGAAGCTTGCAGGATACAGTGACAATGTTGCTACCTCCTCTATTACTTCTGCTCTTAAAGAACAAATAGCTGACTTGACTAAACAATTTATTTCTTCTGCAGCTACTAAAGCAGCCTATTCTATGTATGAAGTAATGCACAGTCCTACAGACTTAGGTAATAAAGAGAAGATGATAGCCGCTAAGGATGTACTAGA